GTGAGGTAATGAAAGAGAATTTTTCAAAATCCGCTGACGAGTATCATTGCCCTGGAATGCACGTTGTAGACAGCGGCACTGTTTATCTATCATATGGATGTATCCCATGTCCGCACTTAAAATTTATACAGGAGGCAGATTTGAATGATTGACGAACAGAACATTATCCAAAAGTTGCAGCATGGACTTGATGAGTACCTGTTGAAAAATCAGAATGAAGAAGATTCGGAAATGGTTGAAACAATTTCCGAAATCATTTACACGTTAAAAATTAAAGCAGAGCCAAGGGTTGATTGGTCACAAGTACCAGTCGATACACAAATATTGGTATCAAATGATGGATTAAATTGGCACAATAGACATTTTGCAACATTTAGATTCTACAGTGTGTTTGCCTGGGATGATGGTGCTACATCTTGGACAACTTGTAGGGTAACTAAATGGAAATATGCGAGGTTAAAAGAAAATAAAAGGAGGAAGAAAAATGACTAATCAAGAAAAGTATAAAGAAGAGATATTAGATCTTGTAATATCTAATGCGTGTATAGGAGTTGATAATGAAACTGGTGAATTGGCTGCTTGCAGTTCGAGGGGTGGTTGTGCGTGGTGTAAATTTTATGATGATCCAGCACCTTGCGCTAAACTAAGGAAAAAATGGTATAACGAAGAATATGTTGAACCTAAAGTTGATTGGTCGGAAGTGGCGATTGATACCCAAATATTGGTATCGAACAACGAAGTAAATTGGTATAGGGGTTATTTTGCTGGCTTTGACGGAAACTTCGTGTCTGCTTGGAAAGGTGGATCAACATCATGGTCGGCTCAATTTGCTGATTATGTAAGTAAGTGGAAATATGCAAAGTTATTAAAATAATAAGGAGGATGAAAGCGATGAGAAATTTAGAGGTTTACGAAGAAAGTTTAATGGAGAATTATTTAAACTCTAACTACAATTATGTAGGTGTAGAAGAAAAGACCGGGGAAATGAGAATCTGCAAAGACATAAAATGCTCTGAATGTTCAATCGGAAAACTTAAAGAAGAAAACAAATTACAAAAATGCTCTGACGCATTTAAGATTTGGGCAAATGAAGAATATAGAGCACCAATGGGTTTTTGGGAGAATGTTGATGTTGATACCCCAATACTTGTAAGAGATTATCCTACCGATTGTTGGCATAAAGCACATTTTGCAAAGTATAAAGATGGAAATGTGTTAGCGTTTAAAAATGGGAGGACATCTTGGTCAGTTGACCAATATTCTTCATTGATTGAATGGAAATATGCAAAACTTTCGGAAAGTGAGGAGAACGTAGAATGAAGAAATCAGATTCTAAAATTATTTTGAATGTATCACTTACTAGTGAAGAGTTAGAGGAAAAGGTCAAGGTTGCTATGGATAAATATGCAGAAAATGTTATCTATAAAAATCTTGATGAAGAAATTACAAAAATCGTTGACAGAAGAATTGAAAGACTTGTATCAGCTTCAAGCTGGAGTAGTGACAGAAAGATACAGGGTGTTTCTTTTGAGCAGTTTGTGAAAGATAGGACTGAAAAAACTATCGGCGATTTTGTAGAAAAGAATATCAAAGAAATTCTTGCCAAGAGATTTGCTGAAATTATGACAGATGGGAGTTTTGACAATGATTAAAGGTA